ACATCTTTAAATTTTTTATGATGCTTTTTAGCATCTGCTTCCATCTTTTTCAAACGAGTGTAATAATCAGGAATTTCGTCAATATGCTGAAGAGCAATATCTCTTGCTAAATCATGATCTTTAGTATGCTCATGTTCAATAGGTTCCCCCATATCAAGCTGCTTTTGTATAAAAGAAACTTCAAGACGATGTTTCTTCGCTATTTGCTGGACTGATAAGTGGGGCTTCAATGATGGCATTTTTATTTCTATTTATTTTCGTCAGTAAGTTGACTTTTAAGAAATTTGGATAAATCTGCAGTCGATCCTACAAAAAGGGCATTGTTCACTGTTGTTGGACCTTTAACTTTTTCTTCTTCGATATCTTTTAATTTCTTTTGAAGATCCATCAACTTATCTGTAGCATCTGCCACATTCTTAATAAGTTGTCCCGCAACTTCATATGCTCTTGGCATCTCACTTTCTTGTGCTAATTCTAGAATACCATTAATAGCTTCTTGACCTTTTTCAATCAATGAATATAAATTTCCTCTAGTATATTCATAATCTTTTCGAATATCTTCATCTATTGCATTTGCAGATGCAAGTTCAATTTCAGAATCTTTTGATTTTGTAGAGACAATTTCTGAATCTACATTAAATGCATCATTAAGTTCTTTATACTTTTTTGTCATTTTCATAATATTAATTTATAGTACCACTAAATCCAAAATCATCTCCGTATTCTACGAGAGCATTATCTGCTGAAGTTATGGATTTGACAGGTGCTCCTGTTAAATGTGAGGTAACAGTTGTTCCGTCTTTTCCTCTTTCTACAGTAACTGCATTACCACTTATGTAGGTTACATAGACTTCTTCTCCTTCAATATCCAAATACGTCTTATTTGTAATTGAACTAGCATCATTTAATTGAATAATTGTATCTGTAATTGAGATGTCTTTTGCTAAATTTGTTAAAATAGTTCCTGTATAATTTTTGATTGCTCTTGGTTCTGCAGTGTAAACAACTTCTCTTGATGTATTTGTTGTATCTGTACCAGTAAGATAACTGATTGTGGTTTTTTTGATAATATCTGTTGTTGCTGTAGAAACAGGTCCGAATAGATATGTCTTTGCAGTAAACCTTAAAGTATAAATTAAAACTCTACGTGTTGTAAAATTTCCTTCATAGTCATCTTGCATTGTAATATTTTCTAAAACAATTGGAATGTCTTTCTTTTCATTAATTCCTTCTACGAGATTGACTGTTAAATTATATGATGGTTGAAAATATGGCAAAATTTGCTCAACAATTTGTAGAGCATCATCATTTAATTTTGACATAATACTCAATTCAAATTGCATATTATATGGAACTGGCATATAAGATTTTTTCACTACAGTTCCATCTGTTGAGTCTGCTACTGTAAATTGTTGTGTAGTTGTTACTTTTCTAGTTGGATCATAAGTAATTCCAGTAAACTCAAATGACATTCTTGGCAATGTTATTTGAACTGGTTTGTTGAGATCTGGTGACTGCTCTAATCTTGCAAGAAATTTTTGCGTTGGTCCATATGCAAGTGGAACTTTTATAATACTAGTTACTTGATCTGAAGCATTGGTATGCTGAATTGAGATATTGTTAAAAAGTGTGCCAAAAGCAATCACAGTTTTTCTCAATATCTCGTGATAAAAATATTCAAACATTGTTACACTTGCAAATTGATTAGTAATAAAAATTATTTATGTTTATGGTTGACCAAATGGATTTCTTTCCGTAAAGTCAACGATTAAATCTGCTTCAGTTTCTATTCCTTCGTTATCAGCATATCCATCATCAATTGGATATGTATCTATTAATCTTACTTCATGTGATGCACCAGAGGTTGATCCAACAATACTTTCTCCTATGTTAAAAGATCCTGTTACATTATAAACTTCAAGTTCATTAGTGCCAGAATTCCAAGATCTTACTCTTGCAGTTACACCACTTGTTGATCCAGTAACAATTTCGTTAAAAATAAAGTCTCCTACAGATGTTGAGGATGGAGAAGAAACAGTGACAATAGGCGCTTCAGTGTATCCTGCTCCAGCGTTAGTTATATAAATTGCCGAAATGGTTCCTGCAGCACTAACTATTGCTGTAGCAGCAGCAGAAACCGTAGAGATTCCACTAAAGGTTATTGTTGGAGAAAGTGTATAACCAGAACCGCCACTTGTTACTGTTATAATACCAACAATGCCATTTTCAATCACCGAAGTTGCAGCTGCTCCGCTTCCACCACCTCCAATAAATCTAACTCCAGGTGCAGATGTGTAACCAGCACCAGGATTTACCAGTCTTACACTTTGAACAGACTGCGCTGCTGGATTGACGTTATCATTACAAACAACTATACCACTAATCATTGTTGCAATCGCAGTTCCAGTAATTCCACCAACAGGTGCTGAAGATATGCCAACGGTAGGTGTGCTTGTATATCCACCTCCTCTATTTGTAACATTGATAAACTTAATACCACCATTAACGATCATGGTTGTTGCAGTTGCAGTTATTCCTACGCCGACAACAGTTAGTTTTTGTATAGATGAACCTATTAAAATTGTTCCTCCATCAGTGCTATCAATATCAGATAATGTATCATCAATAACATCGACACCTGTATCTATTACTTCATCTTCATATCTGAAGAGTTCACATCTTAACTCATAAACATAATTTTTTTGTAATTGATAAAATGGTTTTTCGTGTTCAACATATTTTATTTCAAATAAGCGATCACCTAAAGGAAAATAAACCAAGTCTCCTTCTTTAGGTCTTGTTGAGAGTTTTATATTCAATTCGTTTTTAATAAGAGGTGAAATATAAGTTTCAAATCTCTCTCTTGAAATAATTAAATTCACTTCATTTGTTGCTTGAATGCCAAATTTTGATAAAATGGTTGGATTGTCTGCATATCCCTCATAATTATCAATATATGCCTCTAGTGGATAAGCATCATCAAACTTTGATTGAATAACTTCTCTTATTACTGTTTTTTCTGTGAGATATTTTCTAGGCAAATAATAAATTTCTACACCATACATTCTCAACTGTTCATTAATTAAATCTTGAACAAGACTTTGCTCTCCAGAAGAACCTTGCAGAAAATATGGATTTAACATATAATTATCCTATCATATCCAAAGGTGGCAATTCATAAGTATTGGACATTTTTTCCATAATAATATCAATTTCTCTTTGTGCATCATCATACATTTGTCTTCCATTCAATTCAACACCGCCGGGTAGTTTCACACCAGTAAATTTCATCATATTTTGTCCCCACTGACGTTTAATCAACGAAGTCAAATATGGTTTTAAAAATGAATCGTTCCAAACTCTAGAGTAATCATTAGGATCAAGTGTGCTGTAACAATCAATAATAAAGTATTGACCTTCTGTTACTGATCCCCAATCAATATCCAAATATAATCTATCTTGTCTTTTATTAAATCTAATTTGTTTTTGTGTAGTCAACAAAAAGTCCAAATCTTCAAGGTATGACTTTACCATTGCGTATGATAATAATTCAGTTGTTCCCCAATAATAAACGTCATTTAAGAACAACTGATATTTCACACTAAACATATTGTGTGTAATTGTATTAGATCCATCAAAATGGAATATTTTATTGACACCAATCACATTTGGTGGCATTTGTAGATAATTACTGTTCTCTGTGTATGAGAAAGTTGTTGCAGTGCCAGCAATTGTAGCTGTTGCAGTGACAGTTGTTAAACCAACTACAGAATTATTCCCTGGCGCTCTTCCTCTATCGATATCATTTTGAGTTATTTTATACTTATAAAAAGTCGGGTATACACCATCAAAATGCCTCTCTTGGAAAAATTGAATGGCATCATCAACAAGATCCTCTATTTGTTCATCAGCCACGTTAATTTCTAAAACTGGAGCTCCCAGTTTTCTTTTGCAGTAATTTATGAGTTCTTGTCTACTAGATGGTTGCGCCATTTATACAATCCTCTTGAAATATTTATGGTGCGGACGAGATTCCTGGTTTAACTAATATCATACCATCTACAATTCGATATACTGTAGATCCTGAGCTAACCAAAATATCATAAATGTATCTTCCTTCTGTTAAAGATCTAGTTGTTGTAGATCCTAAAGAGATATTAAATTTTCCTCCAGCAGCACTTGTAAAACCAACAGCAAATGTAGCCACAGGATAAGAAGTTGAACCAATAGAAACACTTTTTGTCATCTGAGATGATCCAGTGTATCCAGTAAAATTAAAAGCAGTGTTTGCAACACTTACAACATCAAAACTAGCTTTAAATGTCGCACCAGTATTGATTGTTAAATTAACTGGATAGGATACACCTGATTCTGGATCAAATGTAATTTTTTTATTGGACATCTACAACTCCTAGATTAGAAACAACTTCTTGTTGTTTTAGATAAAGTTTATAATAACATTTTGCAATATTTTTCACGTCATTAATGTTATCTAAACTATCTATCTCAGAAGATACTTTAAAATATTCAAAACTTTTGCTCAAATTTTCAAGTTGAATTTTATCAGGATCCATTGATCAAACTCCTCAGTAAAGATTTAATTTCATTTAAGTCATCTTTCATATTAGCAACATTTTCCTCAAGTTCTTGTATCTTTTGTTGCTCTTTAACTTTCGATTCCTTATGTAAAAGGTATTCATTGTATTGTGACTTATTGGTGTTGATAATTGCGTTCGTTCTTGGATCTCTGACAAAATGATCATGACCCTTTACTTTTACGTATTCCATATTATGCAAGAGTTATAACTCTTAATTCTCTGACTCTAGGAACATACGCTTGATTTGACGATGTAAGAACTAATTTAATTCTGTACGATCTAAATGCAGGCAGATCATTTGCAGTAAAAGTATATTCTCTATAAGAAAGATCTTGTGGTGTAAATCCTCCTACATCAGAAAGTGTGACGTAGTTGTCGGGTCTACCATTGCTATCAGAGAAACTAATAATCTCACCTTTTGTATTCAGATTATCATATCCAGGGAAAGGAACAAATATTGGATTAAAGTTTTCACTATCACTTACTGCGTAGAAAGCTCTTATATCAGAATATGTGTTAACATGTGCAGAAAGAATAATTTTAATAGATGAAGCAGAGGTTTCTAAAACATTTTCTTTCGAAATATATTGGCAAGCATTTGGATCCTCATTGATTGTATTTACTCTATTATCTTTTGCATAGTCAGTGATTGGATTATTGACACGGTTTGAAGTTAAGATTGCATTCATTCTCTGAACATCAATAATAGGAGATAAACGAGTATCAACTGAACTTAATGCCAATTTAATATTAAATGATCTATCTCCAGGGAAATTCTGAATGGAAGAATTAGTAGTTTCGTTGATTCTGGATGCAATTAATCTAGGTGAAGTTAAATAATTTGATTTGTTTAGTGTAATTGGCTCATAACCTTTGTTAGCAAAAGGAACATCAGAACCTTCTCCAGATCCATCTCCAAGACTTGTTCCAGAAACAGTTCTCATTTCAGCGGTAACATTTGTTCCAGAAACTGTAATGTTCTGAATCATTGGAGTAATAATTTCAAAAGGCATGTTTTGAGTTGCTCTTATGTTAAATCCACCTGCCGATTTTGTTTGATCGACATAAAGTTTGGGGAAACTTACACCATCTGTTCTAGCAACTCCACTAGAGGTCATATCAAGTTTAATGTTATATGAGTCAAAGGTAATTGGATTTGCTATAGTTACGTCACTCAGAGAATGTGTTTTATTGATTCTTCTAAGAGAAACACCTGCAAATTCATACTTATAGACAGGAGTTCCAACTAGATAATTCTTTGGATTAGAACCTCTAGTTATTCCACTGATTGAACCAGATGAAACGGAAGTATAACTTATAACTTCGCTACCAATTAATACATATCCTGGATTTGTTGTTCCAACGCCAACGTTTTCAAATGTACCAAATTCAGAAGTGCTATCAACTGAAATAGATGCTGTTGAATCAGCTGCGTATGGAAGAGTTAACTTGGTTGGAACAATATCAGATTCCACACCAGAAATAGTGACTTTATTTGTTTCATGATACATGCCATGATTCTTATGATCTACAACAACGTGTAAACCATCAGTAATCACTTCTATGTTTGAAGGAGTAACATTTCCTCCAGTTGATGCATTGAAATCAGTTGTAATTCCAAGACTATTTGTGTAACGTAAAGTTTTACCAACACCAACAGAAAAATCTCCTTGAACATTATCTAAAATAAGTTCATTAGTGCTTGCTATAGAAACAACAGAAAGTCTAACGTTTCTACCAACAGAAGTATTTCCAATGGTAGAAATTCCCAAAACGTCACCAATTTGATAACCAGTTCCAGAAGTAACAACAGTTGCTGCAATTGCAACTCCATTTTCAATAGTGACATTTGCTGTTATGTTTTTACCAGTTCCAGTGATATTTGTAAGACCAACGCCAGCAAATGTAAACGATCCGCTTGTTGGAGTATAACCAATTCCAGCATTTATAATGCCCAGAGTTCCTGTTGCAATACCTGCATTTCCAACATAATTTCCAGTTGCGTTAGATCCTTGTTGTGAAATTGTATTTCCAAATTGCAATCCTGTTGAAACACCTACAACCTCTTGGAGTGTTGATCCAATGCCAATTCTGATTCTTCTAGAGTTTACATTAATTGAGTCTGGCATCAGTTTAGGAATCTGACCATTACCTTCACCAAGAACTGGATTATAAATTTCTAATGTTCCACTTGGTTCAAATTCTGCTCTGTATAGTGTAAACTTAAGATCTTCCCATTGACTTGGATCCCAGGTTGAAGCATTTTGTGACTTAAACAATGATCCAAGATATGGTTGATTGGAAATAAATTCATCTGTTACTAAATCAGACTCACCAACTCTTGAGATAAATACTCTATATTTTGTTGACCATGATGCAAGACAGATTGCATAATCAGTTCCACCTTCAAGATAAACTGGTGCTTTGAACGTAAATCTAGTTGGAACAGTGCCATCTTGAGATACATTAATTTGACTTGGTTCAACAATGACTTCAGAGAATGGAAGAATCTTTTGTGTAGGAACTCCTCCTTGCATTGTACGAATTTGGAATGTCATAGGAATGTCCATGTCATCCTTTGTCTGGAAGAAGACATCACAACTCGTTAAGAAAATTCCAGTTTCGTCTTGAACTTGGAAAGATTGTGCAAGTGGATCATACCACTCAGTACCACCAATTTGTCTTGCTGTTGTTGATATGACTCTTGTGCCAGTTAATTGTGGACCTGTTGTTCTTCTTGCGCCAGCAGTTTCAACTTCTTGTTTTATTTCAACTCTAGCATTTCTAACTGAAATAATATTCTCTTGTACTGTCTCTAAAGTTCCACTAGAAGCATAAGATTCTTCTGCTAAAGTATCAGCAACATTTGAGTCATTATTTACGTTGTTAATTAATGTAAACTTCTTAGTGCCAGTTTCAAATCTTGGATTGGTGCCAATGTTTGGATTTGGTATGAAGAAACTACCGATCAGATTTGCTCCAAGATCAGAAATTAGTCTAAGATTCGTAATTGTTGCTTGAGCTCCACTAGTTTGACCGACCAGAATCATTCCAGTTTCAACATATCCACTAAATTCTCCTTGTGCTTGTAAAGATAATGAATAAGTATCTACATTTAGAATATTTGATGTTGATGAATAAGTTGCAGGAATAGTATTACCTTGCCCTGCAAGTTGAACAGTGCCTGGAGTTCCTAAGAAAGTTTCTAAACCTGTTGCTCCAATTTGTGATGTATATGGATTATTTGTATAAACGCTTGTTGGAGCATTGTATGGTCCTTCTTTATGATTACTTTGTGCTACTCTAAAAGTAATTTGTGGATTAGATACTCCAGATAATGGTTGTAATCCAGTATCTCTAGTTGTACCTACAACAGTTTCACCAACCTGGAAAGTTCCAGATACCATTGAAATTTCTAGTAATTTTGGAACACAATACTTAGTTACATTAACACCATCGAAGAAAGCATAAATTTGAGTCAGTGGTTTTAATCTCTTCGATATAAATTGAACATTTCTGGATCTCATGAAAGAGATTATTTCTCTATTAACAACTCTATCACCAACAGATTGCATATCAAACTGCTCAGTAACAACAGTTCTTGTGCCTGTTCTTGTAGAAGTACCAGTATCAATTACTTCTCTGAAAGAATCCTCAAATGTCTGATCAAATACCGTTTCTGACCAACCTCTTGCTCTGTTTCCACCTCCTCTATTACCACCAGTTCTTGGATCACGAACTTCTCTTGTGCGAGTAGTATCGATAATTTCTTGTCCAGTCCAAACTGTCTCCCATGCATTCCAAAGAATAGGACTTAAACCGGTTTGTGGATCCAAACCAATTGTTCTTTGTGCATTGGTAATAGTTTCTGTGTAATTACCTTCTGTATTAATAATTTTTGCCTCGATTCTTGCAGTATCAACCCAAGTGTCAGAAGATGGAGTTAATTCTAAAGTTGCCTGCCAGAAGCTAACTAAGAATGGAGTAATACTTTCTGTTCTAGTAGCAAAAGATTGCTTCAACCACTCAACTTCAGAATAATTAAGAGTAATAATATCGCTAGATCTCTTAATTCCAGTTCCTTCTGGTTGTAAGAATCCAAGATCTTCCGTTGAATTTACATTTTCTACTGGACCTAACTGTAAATCAATAGAGTTAGTAAAATGTCTTGGTCTTAATTCTTTATTTGGAATATCGATGCTATTTTTAACTTCAATTGCTTCTTCTTGTGGAAGAATAGTAGTAAAATTATCAACAAAGAAACCAGACTTAAATTTATTCAATCCATTTGAATCTGGAATAAACAAGTTTGCTGTGTTAGTTTCTAATAGGGAAAGCGTAGTATAATATTCAAGATTCTTAATTCTATCCTCAAGTTTTCTGATATCAGACATTCTATATCTCTTGTGATTCAAGAAAGATATAGATGCAGTTGATACACTATAGAGGTATGGAGGTAAAACAACGGAACCAATCTCTAAAGCATCATCAATTGGAATTGGTTTTTCTAATTTTTCTGATGGCTCTCCATATTGAATTTCAAATCTACCATCTTTTGTCAAATAAATTCTATCTATTCTACCAACATAGAATGAAAAATCTGCAACTATAGATTCATCAGAAGCTAAAATATTAGCAGCTGAATTTCCAGAACCATTAAAACTTCTTCCTAAAAATTCTAGAGGAGATCTTGATCCTTCGAGAACTGTGTAATCGGATACTCTAGGTCTAATATCAATAATATCAGTATTTCTAAATCCATTAATCTCACGAACATCATTTTTATAGTCAAAAGTATCATATGAATTTTTAGTAGTGATGTCTCCATCATCACTTGATTCATAATAAGCATTTGTGAAATAAATTTTTAGACGTTTTGCTGGTTCTTTTGCATTACTCTTTCTCGTTATGAATCCATGATCATAGAATGTTCCTTCTTGACCAGAATTAAAAGTAAAGTTAGAAGAGATATCTTTGCTTGGAGTTTCTAATGTTGTTAATACTGCTTGAATTTTTGATTCTTCAAAAGTTAGTGTTTCACCTTCTTTGAAAGATATTCTATTCTTTAAAATATATGTTATTTGAGTATCAGATAATCTTTCAGATAAAACTGCTATGGCACCAGAAGAAGAACCTTTTATTCTTTCTCCAATAATTAAATCTGAGGTTTTTCCTGTAGGACCAGTGAGAGATGATAAAGTTGCTTTTGGAGCTGATGGAGTTGTAGTGTCATTAGATTCAAAAATACCATGAATTCTAAGCACATCTGGAGAATTTAAACAAATATTCTCATCCTGAACTCTTGTTCCATATGGGAAATTGCCATAAGTTAGTCCATCATTCAGTGTAGTAGCACCAACACCAGAACCAACTAATTTTGACTTATCAACTACAATTGCTCTAACTCTATTTTGTCTCTTAACCTTTGCTTTTGGTTTTATTTTTTTCAAAGTTGCAACAAGAGTTGCTCCAGTATCGTTACTACTAAGATTATTAATTTGCAGAACTGTTGATCCTGATGAGAAAGAAAACTTATCAGAAGTCAGAACTTCAGTTACGCCATTAGATCTAACTAAAGAATATCTTTCCTCATCAAATGGTAAGAAAGTTTGGTTTTCTCCAGCGGATAATGCTGATGAAAGTTGATTTCCAGAAATATTAACTGTGTATGTTTTCCTAATAGTTAGTGAAGCGTCAGTTAAATCTACATTTGCAATATTGCTCTTAGGCATCACCGTATATAATGTATTGTCAGATGATGCATTGAGTGGTGTAGATAAAATTGTAAAATCTGTAACGGATAAAGTGGTTGATGGTGGAAGTTTACCTTCTGCTACACCAGTAACCGTAGTTACACCAGCAATTGTAATCGATGTAGAAGCAACACTAACTACTCTTCCGTAAATTGGATCGGCTAAATTTAATCCACTAAATTTTACTAGATCATTTCTCTTTACTAATGTGCCAGGAAAGAGAGGATTTGAACTTACAACTACACTATTTCCTGTAGTTGCATCATAAGCAGTAATTGTTGCTATGCCAACATTTATAAAATCAGTTTGTATGGTATCGGCAGAAAAAGTTCTGGCAAATCCAATATTACCTAAATCTGGACCACCATAAACTGATTTAGCATCTGAAACACTAAATGATGTGACTGCTGTTGCAATTCTTGTATTTTCTACTCCATTAAAAATAAATGGTTCATTAGATACGAATTCTCCTGACTTTTCATATACAGTTAAAGCAGTTCCTGCAGAAACAGAACTTCTCAGAAAAGCAGTTGCTCCACTATATTTTCCTTTTATAAAAGTTGGTGTGGTCAGTGTGATTGGTTCGTTAAGAGTTATGTGAGAAAATAGTTGAACATCATAAAGAGAAATGTCCCATCCATTTGTATTTGGATTTGATGTTGAATAAGAACCAGACTCTAAAGCAAAATCATAAACTCTGGCTAAACCAATTTCTTTTCCTGGTGCAGTAATGCTATTAACACCTACTCTGGTATCTCTTAGACTTAAAACATACGTATTTCCTACACCAACAACTGGTGCTCCAAAGACACGATTTAATCCAAAAGTTGTTCCAGTGTTATAATTAATTCCTTGATTTTCTAAAGTCTTTGTTGTTCTTGGTTTAGGTGCATCAATATATGAAGTACTTATAGTTTCTATTTCATATCCTTTTACAAACGCTTTTCCTGGAGAAATTTGATACAGAGCTAAATCATCATTTGCAATGGTTCCTGAGTATGTAAACTGTCCTTGCTCAAAAACTCCATTGTTTGCAATACCGTCATTTAAAGATTCTTTGACAGTGATGTCGAATGGAGTTACAGTATAATCACCAGACTCTGCAAAAGTTCTACGAGCAAGTTCGTCTGCAATTAAACTATATTGTGTATTTTTGACTTGAGAACGTAAAATACCATTATTTACAGTTGCTAACTCAATGAAGTTAGAATCGTTAAAATCATCAATTGCTTTAAAAAATAGAGAGCAAGTTATTTTTAAACGATCTGCTCCAGGTGCAGCGTAGTTATTAAATCCTTTAGAGTTATCTGTTAAAGTTTCGTCTTCGTCAGAATTAATAATTTCTTCTTGAATTTTAAATCCAATTCTACCGGTTGGTGTATTTGAATATTGCTCTAGTAAAATAGTTTCATCTTCTACATTTACAAATGTACCTCTAACAAAATATACTCCATTTGAAACTGAGAATGATGATGCAGTGGAAGTTGCGTTTAGAGAAATTGCAGAGGCAAATGACTCTCCAGATGGAATAAATGTATTGTTTAATGGACCTGTGATAATATCAGTATCTGCTGCCAGGAGTTCACCATCTAAAAATTCTTTTATTTCTGGATTCTGAACGCCAGAAGAAATATAAGAAACGTAGATAGTTAGATTTCCTCTTTCAGAATCTGCAGATTTTAAAACTTTATCAATAATTGCAGTTACACCAGAAGTTAATCCGATGATTTTTCTTTTTAACAGTTGCTCAATATAATACTCAACAGGAACACCTAAGTGTGTATTGTTTAACTCAACTGCATAGTAACTCTGACTATATGCAGTGTTTCCTGGTATTACTTTTGCACCTTCTTTAAAAAAGTGTTGTCCAAATTTATCAATTTGGTTTTGTAGAATCGATTGAAGACCTGTTAATTCTCTTGCTTGTACTGGATAACCTGGCTTAAATAAAACTCTATAATAGTTATCATTCTCATCAAAATCATCAAAATATGGAGAAACATTGAGATTAGTTTGCTGAGCCATAGTTAGTTAGAACTGCAATATAACTTTGATGTCTTCTTTTTGATTTGAAGATCTTGTGATGGATGGTCTATTATCAACATAAATGATGCTTCCAGAATATTTTTTAACTTCTGGATTTGACAAACCATTTGTAAAAGTTTGTCCAAGATAATATGTTCTATTATTTATTGTGGTTGAGACACCACTAAATGAAGTGCTAATCGATAAGTTAACACTACCACCAACAATAGTGAGACTTCCTCCAGAAGTTGGTGAAGTTGTAAATCTGGTTAAATCGTATCCATACGCAGGTGTAGTTTGTGCAGTGCCAACTGTATTAAATCCTGCAAAAGTTCTTTCTTGCCAATATTTTAAAACCCCAGTTACTTGATCATAACTAATGACTTTTCCTACAGCAGTAACTCCTGTTCCGACTGTTTGAGTGACAATTGAGTCTGCGGTGAACGATGCAGAACTGTATCCTGCACCAGCTAAACGAATCGCATATGATGCACTCGCTTTATCTTGTGTTAAAATCTGACTGGAATTATATGCTAGTGGACTTTCAATGATTCCAATTCTTGCGACCTCATTGCCTGTGATAAAATCTGGATTCTCAACATCATTTTCAATTCTTGCATATAAAAGAACGTTTGTTGCTCCGAGTTCACGATAAATGTCAGATCCATGACCACCTTGAGGTGGAATGATTACATCAAGAATTGGTGGAGATAATGGACTAGGAACTCCTCCAGAAGTTAAATCTACATTTGCAAACGTATATCCAGATCCTTGATTGGATACTGTTACGCTTTCTATTTGTTGATCATTATTAACTACAACTGTACATTCTGCGCCACTACCATCACCTTTAATTGGAACTCTAGTGTAAGTTCTGTTTGCTGTTCCAACTCCAACTCCACGATCTTTAATTACTACAATTTTAATACTACCATCAACTGCGTTATCTCTGACAGCAGCATTTTCTGTGCTCGTTTTCCAATTTAATGGAACTGGCATGAAATCTGTTGAGTCAAATTTAATCAGATCTGACGGTTTAATTGTATAAAGATATTTCCAAATATATCCATCACCACTTGTTCCTGC